GGTGGTTACGCCGCCAGCAGGATCGACCACTCGTCGTCGCCCGCATTCGTGGGCACGAACGACAGCTGGGCATCGAGCGTGGCGCGGTCGCTGTCGTTGCCGTACTTCGGCTGCAGCAGCTGCATCTGCGTGCTGGCGAAGGTCACCTTGTCCACGACGCCGGTGCCGTGGGTGAAACTCAGGTCGCCCAGCGTGTTGCTCTTGGTGGCGGTGAAGTAGTCCTTGTCCGAGATCGCCGGCGCCAGGATCGACACGCTGCCCTTCGACTCGCGGTCGGTGATCACCACCTCCTGCTCGCCGGGGTTGTCGAAGTACGTCACGACGTTGCCCTGGTCGAAGTCGAACGTCTTGAACACGCTGGCCAGCGTATGCACGGTGACCTGTTGCGTGTTGTCGAAGGTCACGGGCTGCGGTACCTGGAACCCGGCCCAGCCGGTGGGCGCGAGGGCCGCCGTGCTGGTGGGCACGTTGTAGATGCCGGTGAACTGGAACGTCAGGTGCGGGATCTGCCCGCTCTCCACCTTCATCTGGAACGTGCCGCGGGCGCCGGTCAGCATGTGCTGCTGGCCGTCCATGTTGAAGTACAGGGTGAGCGATTCCTGCCCTGCGCTTTCCGGCGCGTACGCGACCGACGTGGCGGCCACGACGGTTTCCTTGACGCCGCAGGCCTTGATCAGCGGACCCCACTTGGGCGCGGTGCCCAGCGTGCCGCTGCCGACGAGCTCGCAGTCGAACTGAAGCATGCAGTGCACGCCCACGTGCAGCTGCAGGTCGTTGCCGAACGTGGGCCGGTCGAGGTTGCGGCTGATGGTGCTGCCTTCGAGCGGGCTGAGCGTGGCGTTGCTGGTGACGATGGCGCCGCTGCCGGCAGCGGCTACGGCGGTGCCGTAGATCACCTCGGCCATCGCGATCACCAGGAGTGATTTGCTGCGCAGTGACATGGCTTACTTCTCCTTTTTGGTCGACGCGGGAGCGGCGGCCGGGGCGGCCGGCGAAGTCGCCGGGGCGGGTTGCTTGGTGGCGGGCTTCGCCCGCTGCGTGCCCTTGTCGACGCGCAGCAGCTTGCCGGCTTCGTCGCGGTACTCGGTGGTCATGGCGGGTTGCCTCGCTGGTCAGAGAAAACGTTGGGTGATGAGGGAACAGCGCGCGCCGTGGCACACCACGCCGGCAAAGCTCACCGGGCCGGCGTCGTCGAGCTGCAGACCGGCCTCCTTGCCGCCGGCCAGCGCGCACTGCGCGACGGTGCCGCCGAGCGTGTCGTTGGCGCGGAACGCGTCGCGCAGCTGCTCGATCAGGTCATCGAACACCAGCTCGCTGGCGTTGGCGTCGTCGAACGCCATCACGCCCTGGATGCGCCAGCGCAGGTACTCCACGCTGCGCGGCTGGATGCGGTCGGTCTCGACGATGCCGATGCGGCGCACGAACCAGCCGCGCAGGCCGAGGCCGGGCGCCTGGTACATGGCTTTCAAGCCGGGCATGTCTTTCGCGTAGCGCTCGCGGTCCTGCACCATGCCGATGGCCGGCACGGTCTGCATGGTCGCCACGATGGCGGCGCGGATGAGGGCGTTGGCGCTCATGCGGGCAGCCCGGTGAGGCGCGCGGCGATGCGCGCGATGCCGGCGTCGAACTTCGCCGAGAACTCGCCCTGCAGGCGCGCGTAGGTTTGCTGCCACACGGGCTGCGCCTCGGTGCCGAAGTGGCGGATCTTCCAGGCGATGCCCTGGGCCATGCCTTCGGCCTCTTCGTCGTGCAGGCCGATGCGGGCCTCGACCCAGTCGGTCAGCGAGTCGATCGCCTGCGGGCCGACCGCATGCGGGCGGGTGCCCGTTTCCAGGTATTCGGCATAGGGTTCCTTGCTGGCGACCAGGCCGATCACGTTGTCGGCCAGCGGGTGCTCTTCGCGGAACACCGTGCCGGCGACGCCGGCGCCGTGCAGGCCACCGGCACCGCGTGGCAGCTTCTGCATCAGCTCACCCTGCGCGAGCAGGTCGCACTCGGTGATCGTGCGCAGCATTTCCTCGCGGGTGATGTCCGGCGCGCGCTGCCACAGATCGGCCAGCTGCGTCGCGCGGTGGGTGTCGAACACGATGTCCATCAGCGCGGCCAGCCACGGGTCGGGTGGAACATGCGCCGGTTGCCCAGGGCATCGTTGCGCTCCAGCTGCACGGTCTCGCTGGCGGCCTTGGTGCGGTCGCTGGGCGCCGTGCCGACCACGCGCGTATACGTGGCCGCCAGGTCTTTCGCGAGCGCGCGGAAGCGGTCGCTCTTGGGCTTGTAGTCCACCGTATCGGCGGCGATGCTCGGCTCGCCCTCGGTGGCGTAGTAGCTGGCCAGCTGGGCGCACAGGTAGCTGGCGGCCAGGCTGGCCACCGCCTGGCGGTGGCGCAGCGGCACGGTGTCGTCGGTATCGTCGACCAGCTGGTCGGCGGTGTAGGTGATGCGCAGATCCTCGCCGGCGGCAAGTGATAGCGGCAGGTCGAACTGGCGCCCGGTCGGCGCGGTGTAGATCGAGATCTCCGACAGCGGCAGCGTGCTGGTCGGGATCTGCCCGATCGGGTATTCCACGCCCACCAGGCGGGAGTCGGCAGTGAAGCCCGCGGGCAGGTCGATGCGCTGCCCGCCGGGTGAGGTGACATCGACCACGACGTTGCGCGGCCGGTCCGCCGAGTACTGCGCCAGCGCCGCGGCGATCGCGGCGTCGCGCTGCACGGGCGAGATGACGTCGCCGCGACCGGAGTCGCGTACGAGGTCAGCCACCAGTGTCTGGTAATCGGCGAGGGACATGCTTGCTCGGTCGGTGTCGGTGTCGGGAAAAAAGGGGCCGTCCTTGGCCAGGCACGCACAGGTTGATCAGGGTCAGGCGACGATGGCGCCGTAGAAGCCGCGGAAGTCGCGCACGGCACCGCTGTAGATGTGCCGGATCTTGTATTTGATCTGGTCGTTGCTGAAGAGGCTGCCCTGGGTGGGCTGGTCCTGAACGAACAGCTCCGGATCCTGGTTGCCGTAGAAGCCGAGCTCGATCAACGGCACCTGGGCGTTGTCGGCCGTGGCATACCAGTTGTTGGCATCGGTCCAGTGGTCCACCACATGCACCGTCGGATTGCGCGACTGCACGAAGGTGGTGTCGTTGTTGGTGGTGCGCACGAACAGGTTGTAAGCGGTCTCTTCCAGGTCGGAAGGCACCGCTACGTGGCGCAGCGTGATGCCAAGGCGCTTGGCGCTGGAGAGCTCCGCCTGCTTCTTCATCGCCAGGCGAGCCGCGGCGAACGACGTGGCGTCGAGCGCAGCCGTGCCCAGGTTGGCGTGGGTGGCATGGAACAGCGCCACGGTGTCGTAGATCGCCGCGTTGGAGTCCAGGAATGCATAGACGAACTCATACAGCGTGCGACCGGCAGCCGTGGCCAGCGCGCGAGGGATGCGGCGAAGCAGGCCCACATCGTCGTTCGCGATGGCTTCCAGCGAGACCGTCTCGGTGCCGCCGCGCTTGCTGACCTTGTAGCTGGCCGCTTCATCACCCGGCGTGGTAAGCGGGTCGTAACTGCCGTTCTCCGCCACCACCGGCAGGTTGCCGTAGCCACCCACGCGGGTGCGTTCCTGCGTGCGGAAGTCGGTCACCGGCACGATGTCGCAGAGCCACTGCCAGTCCTTGTAGGACTCCAGGTTGCCGTACTCGCGGATCATCGCGCGAGTGATGGAATCACCCAGGATGTCGGAGAACGTGCTGGCGCTCACCGCCTCGCGGTAGTTGTCGCCACCCGCCGCCTCGCGCAACCGGTCGCGATCGATGTGCTGCATCAGGCCAGTCACCTGGCGATCGCCGGTGATCTCGATGTAGCACTCGCGGAACGACATGGAGCGCTTCGAATGATCGAAGAAGTCGTCGAGCATCGTGGCCATCTTCTCGGCGCGACCGTCGCCGGCTTCGATGAAATGGCCCAGGCCGGTGACCTTCGCGCCGTCCGCGATCTTGCCCAGGTACTCGCGCTCGCCCTTGATGGCGGTTTCCACGTCTTCGGCGGTGAAGCTGGCCGCTTCGCGGAAACGTTCGTTCAGGCGCAGCTGGGTCGCCAGCGGCAGCTTGCTGCCGGCGATCGCCACGCGGGCATCGGCGCGCGCCTCGATCATGCGGAAGCGTTCGTCGACCTGGTCTTTCGTGACCGCGTCGGTGGTGCCCTTGTCGGCCGGCGTGCCCACCGCTTCGCGGTAGGCCACCAGCACGTCGTCGTCGCTGGCGTTGGCCAGCCCTTCGGCCCGCTTCGCATCGCGGGCGCCAATCTCTTTGATCATCTGCGAGCGCAGCATGGTGTCTTCCTCG